TTTAGGTTGGGGAGCGAGTCGCTCTCTTTTTTATTGGGGTCGTAAAATGGCAAAAACTTCTTCGCCATTTTTTATAATAATTTTTGTATTTTTATCTTTACCGCTTCTCTTTAATCGATGGAACGCAATGTTTGTTGCCTCGTTAGCATCAATACCTATATGGCTACAGTCAACTAAAACACCTCCGGGGAACGTCGCTATCTGTCTAAGTCCATGCTGTACTAATTTGTCAGTTCCTTTTGTTGTTTTAGGTGACTTTAAATCCCAAAGTCGTCCATTCCAAAGATAGTCCGGACAAATCTTGTTATAGTAATTAGTTAAAAGAGTAATGTCCCCACCAAAGACTCGTGATAGCCATTTTGCAGCCTCAATTTCCGCTTTATTTTCCTTCCCATTTATTTTATAGTTGTCATCATAAGCAATTTTCCCCTTACCAGCAGTAAACAAAGACTTAAAATCATCAAACATAACTCCGTTCTTTGCCGCTCCACTATCTACCCATGCCTCGTAGGCTGGCATTGCTGCACTAGTACTACACCTACAGTTAGGATGAAGAGGTGGAGCATTCTCACCTACTAGCATATCCCTAACCTTGAACGTCCTTCCGTTCATCGGTTTGCAAATAGGGCAAGCACCAGCTCCTATGGTGATGAACTGATACTCGTCATACCCACATTGTTCATATGCGTTTTGCTGTGACTGTGTCTGCACCCTTGCCAGCTCAGTGATGAGCAGTCGCTCTGCGTTATATCTTGATGTGCCGAATACCTTTTGAAGTTCTCCAGCTAGTGCTTTTGGGTTTCGTCCTTGTATCAGTCCTGTGGAGATTAAAGTATCAAGCTGTGACTTGAGCAAGTTCTGATTGTGCCATATCCTATCGGAGAATGTAGCGTTATAAAACGATTGTCCGATGATGTCTTCGACGGCTTTTCTGCTATCGTTGATACTCTCTCCTAGTATTCCAGACTGTCTTTTGAGCTCCTCTCGTGTTCGCTCGGTCATCGCCTTGCGTGTGATGTCCTCTAGGTCTTGATATGCATCGACAAGCTCTAGTCCGATATTTGCCTTAAGTAGCTCCAGCCTATTCACCTTCATGGTGAGGTTGTAGAGCCTTAATTCCTCGTTGGCTTGGTCTGAGAAGTCCTTAGTCTTAACATATCGTTTTGCCTTATTGCTAAAAGCCTCTATATCCATCTGTGAGGCTCTTTTCTTAGCCTCGGCAAGGGTAATGCCCTCTTTACTTGCATATCGCATATAAAAGGCTTTTATTTCCTTGTCGATGTTGACGGACGCATTGTCAAAGATTCGTTTCACCTCTTTGAAATACTCTTGCTCGTCCTTGATTCTGTGCCTTATAGCTTCGGTCTCTCGTTCTCGCCAATAGTCAGCACTTGGATTGTGCCTCTTTCTCCTCGTCATGATTCTGCTTTATCCTTTATTCGCTCTCGCTTAGCTTATTTTCGTCAGCAAAGAGCAAGTCTACTGCTGATAGTTTCTTTCTTGCCTCTTCCTCTTCCTCGTCCATCTTCTCTATCTCTCGTCTAACATCTGGAACGATTGACAGTACGCTCAGCTGAGTTTCCTTTGATACGACACCTTGCAATGTTGATGCAATCTGTGCCTCGTTCTGAGTGTTGACTGGTATATTTTTAGTCGTCTTTATCTCGATATCTTGATAAGCTAATGGATCATGTACATTTGTCACCAGACTGCAAAAGATTTTGTATCGCTTTCTCAAGCTCTTCTCTATCTTTCGGTCAAAGGTCAGTGCAAGATTGCTCATTGCCTGGAGCTTGTATGCTAGTGATACTCCGCTCGTTGCATTTCCAAAGCTTTCGTCTGAAATGTTCGCCACCATAGAGATTTGATATATCAGTGTCTCAAGTCTGTTAAGTAAGTTCTCTTGTGTTCCATCCGCTGTTGGTTTCTGTAGAAACTGGATAAGTATATCCTTTGCGTTGTCAGTACCATACAGATTGATGATTCTATTGTCACGGATATGTCTCACTCCGTCATCATCAAGCTCAGCTCCCAATATAGCAAGATATGCCTCAGCGAACGCATCAACATCGTTAGCCTTTTCGCCTAGTGTTGCGTTATACGTCTCAACAAGTCCAGTGATAGGCTCAAATAATCCCATTCGCTCGTCGTTCAATCTCCACTCAACGCAAGGGATAAAGCCGTAAGGGTTCTCCTCTGCCTCTGATACCTTCTTGTCCTCAAAGGTGTATATGAAGTTATTTGTGTAAACCTCGCCATAGGTCTTTCCAGCCTTGTCGCTAGATTGTGGATAGATTCCATACCTAACCGCAAACAATGCTCTTTGACTGAGCTTATCGTCATACACAACAAAGAGCTCTTTAGGTGAGATTGACGATACCTTTGTCTCGTGTTGCTCATTCTGATACATGAACTCAAAAGCATGACCATAGATACAACACTTCTTCACCATCTCAGCCTCGTGGTCGGTGATTTCGTTCTGTCTGCCGAAAAGCTGTATAGCATCGTTCACCTTTTTATCTGGATGCGTCACCTTGATAGGCACTCCGTAGCCATATCCTGTAAAAGTGTCCGTTATGTATCTAGGGAAGTTCACTGCTAGTCTGTTATCTGGTTTCCAGTTCTCTTTATCTGGACCCTTGAATATGTCGTGAAAACCTTTGTACATGTTCTCAAGGTATACATACCTCTGTAGCATGTTATTGTGCTTTGCGATTTGCTTTTGGATCAAGTCGCCTTTGATACCTCCGCTTATCTCTTGCTCACTGCATACAAGTGCGTAAGGTAACACATATGGTCTTTTCGATTTCATATCTACTAGATTCCCTCCTTAAATGTCTTTAGCTTAACTGTTGACGGCTTTCTCCAGCCCTCGACTCCATATCGAAGTGCTGCCATTGCGTCATCAAAAAAAGGAACTGGCTCGTCTAGGTATTTCCCCGACTGCTCATCCCTTTTCCATTTCCATTGCTCTATCTCCCTCATGGTGTTGACACATGAAGGGTGTATGTATATCTTGCGTCTTTTTAGCCAATCAATCTGAGTCGCTTGGTACTTCTTCCCTGTGGTCTTTTCTTTCGTGACTCCCTCTGCCTTGTAGCCAGCTTTCTTCCAGGTCTTAATCCTATCCGGCTCAGCTGAGTCACACCACATTTTACCGACAAGATCCATCTTATCAGCTATGTCTATAATCTCCGATGTGTCCTTCTCATAGACGTATATCTCTTTTAGGATATATATGTCGTCGTCCTTGATTGCAAGCTGTAGAATTGCGTTTGCGTGATTAAAACCGAAGTCTTGACCGATTGCTACATCGTCGTAGTCGTTTGCGTCTCGGCTTATTTCCTTAGCCTCCCAATTTTTTAGAACTAGTCCTCCGATTTCTCCCCAATCGCCTAGTCCGTATATGCGATAGCCGTCTGGATCTACTTCCTTTCTTCTCTGCATTCTCGCCTTGTACGCATCGTCTATAAAGCGATTGTCAAGGTAAGAGCTGTGGCAAGTGAGTGTATTCTCGTCTTGCCTATCGAAGAATTGTTTTTTAATCCAGTGATTTTTATTGACTGGATTAAATGTCATTTTGATTTGATAGAACTGACCGCTTGGAAGATTTCCTCGAAGTCTATCGTCTATGATTTCAAAGTCGGATTGTGTTAATTCCGTCGCCTCTTCTATCCATACATCTGTCAGCTTGCCCTTTTGGAAGGTGATTGACTTGAGTTTCTCTCGTTGCTTTTCGTCGTTCACTCCTCTAAAGATAATCATATTCCCATTGATGCATCTTATCTGCAGAGGTGACAATCTGCACTCAAAATACTTGTCAAGTCCTAGTCGGTATATGGCTCCAGTAAGCTCTGCGTATGTACTGTCTCGGTTGGTCACATCAGACTTACGAATACACACAAGGTTGCGCCCTTTGTCTTTTAATAGCCTTATAAGATACTGCTGAGCTGTGTCTACACTCTTTCCGCTACCAGCTGAGCCTTTTAGTGCTATATATCGCTTTTTACTGCGATGTACTTCGCTAAAGGCTTTATTGCTTTGTATTTGTATCTTCTGTGCCATAGTCCACCTCAATGCTTAGACTCATGTCACCGCTTATGTCGACCTTCTCGGTAAACGCACCATATCGCTTGCCTAGTAGCTCTGCTGCCTTGATTCGGTCTTTTTCGTCTGGAGTCTTATTTATGAGCCGAGCAGATGAGAAACCATCACCCTCGCCCTCTATTACAACAACGGCACTCTTTGACTGTCCTCTCATCACAGCAGTGAGATACTGCAATACTTCTTCTTGCTTTGCGATGGCTTTATCGTCTAATTCCTTGAGCCTTTCGTCTATATAAGCCTTTACACTCACATTTTCCAACAACTTAACAACATTGCCCTTTGCATAACTCTTGCTATATCCAGCCTCAATAGCTGACTTATAAGCATTCCCACTGATGATGTATTCGTCAGCAAATTTCTTTTGTTTAAGAGTTAATTTATCTTTTTTCTTCACAATACACCACCACCTTTCTAGCAATTAGCTTGTTTTATTAGACAAACACAAAGGACACCTCTATGACTAGAAGTGCCCTCTGTGGAGTGATTATATAAATATTTACAAAAGGAGTTCGCCCAATACCTCTTTTCACTAACTACACTATAGCACCTTAAAAATGTGAATGCTGTGAAACTTTTCAGATGTTGCTCCTCTTCCAAAAGCTACTGAGTCGCTTTGAGATTGTTGAACGTTCAAGTCCCATTATCTCGCCTATTTTCTCGTGAGTTTCCTCGTTGATGCAATATAGCCTTAGTATCTCTCTGAGCTCTATGTCTTTTACTTTGTCGATTTCACTCTCTATGCTCTTGATGGCTTGCTCAATCTCTCCTAGTTTGGTCTCCAGCTCCCTCTCTCTCTTCCTAACCACCTTTTCGTCAATCTCAACGCCAATTAGTGCTTTAGGTATTCCTCTGCCTGTACGATAGTCCTTGTAGTAGTCTGTGACTATCGTATAGGGTGGGTGTGTAATGGAGTATCTTAATCCCTCTGCAGCTCTGCGTAGTGTCTTCAGCTGTCTTACTGATTCGTAGTCTATCATGGCTATACACCTCGCTCTGCTCTTATATCTGCCTTTACTTTCTCGACTGCCGTTTTTCCGTCTACTGCTGGTTGCCAAAATTCAATCGTGCTTATCAAACTTCTTTCACAGCTCTCCATGTCTTGCTTGAACCTCTCATATTTCATATCGCTTTTGTCTGTTGTGAGATATCTTATGTACTTGAATCTAAACTCCCCTGATGCCGACTCTAATATGCGGTAAATGATTGTCAAAGCTCCGTCCTCGTGAGCCTCGTCCTTTTTCAGTCTTATATTTGCGTTTCTTTGAAACTCACTAAAATTCTCGTTGTACCAATTGATGACAGCTTGCTTTGGGTCTTCTGATGGCTCAGAGTGGGTCATACATCTGTAGCACTTTACTGCGTACTGGCGTGATCTCTTGTCAAACTTTCTCCCCCATCTCCATAGATGAGCTGAGCCTCCACAAAACGGACAAGCCTTTTTCATCTCTTTGATTAAGTTACTCACTGCTGGGTTTAACATTCGCTATACCTCCGATTCATGCTCCTTTAGGTATTCCTTGTCTAGTAGAAAACTGAGATTGCAAGCCATATGTGCAAGATGGGATAGTCCGCTCTCCTCGTCCACCTCGTTGCCCTCAATGTATGCTAATAGATGACGATATAATGCGTCTACATACCTTTTCGGTTCTACCTTTCGCCAATTCTCGCTATCTCCGTACTTCTCTGTACCGTACATCCTAACCTCAGCTACAGCCTTGACAAGTTCCGGATTTACAAGCGACAATTCTAGTTTTCCCTTGTCAGCCTTTGCTGATTGGTCATTGTCAGTTGCTTGTTTAGGGACTCTTGCTTTTTTGACTTTCCCAGCCTCTCCAATGTATAAAAGGTCTCCGTTCTCATCCACAACTCCACCGATTTTACCGTTTAACTCATTCACAAGTTCTATGATGATTTTATAAGTTTCCTCTGCTCTCTCGTACTCGATAAAGGTTCTTATAAAAGGTTCGTTATCAAAGCCCAAGCGTGCTCCTCGCACATATAATACATAATTCTCTAATCTTGGATAATCTGCTGAAATAATTTCAAACCAGTTATTCAAAATCAAGGGAATAGAGGTTCCCTTACTCCTCAGCTCCTCGTCTTGCTCCAGCACTCTTCCTGATATTGTTTTATCCTCTTGCTTTAACTCTATTTTTAATTTCATTACCAACGCTCCCTTTCAATCACTTCTAAATCGTGCTTGTATTCTTTTAAAAGCTTGTTCAATATATCCTTACTTGCGTCATCGACTGTTTCATCCTTTAGCAATTTCTCGATATTCTCTATTTCCGATTCAAGGAAATTGCTTGCGTAATTTATTAATCTAGCTTGTGGTATCATTGCCTCTCCTCCTTGTATGGCTTTGGGAATGGTTGCCATGCTATAACATCAATGTGTCTATCGATTGCGTCCTCGTCAGATGCTTTCCCATATTCCGATAGCACATCTTCGCAATAATTTGAATACCACCACCATTGTCCTTTGTGGTAAATTGCTACACCTGTGATAGGCTCGTCCTTAATTTCCTCGTAATACGATACTGGGGCTCTATTTACCCACGTTATCAGTACAGGTTCTAGCTCGTTTGGCAATGCTGCTGATGTTGGTATCCATGTGCTTAATGATGTGTGATTACAAATTTGGTTCATCAATTCTGCGTCTATCAATCTCATGATTAAGCTCCTTTACTCTATCTTCAATCAGCTTATGTATCTTTGCTCTAATATTATCTGCTGCTTCAAATTGCTGGCTTGCACGGCAGCGTTCCAGTTCGGCGAATAAGTCGTCGAATTTGCTTTTAAAATTGCTCATCTGTTCCTCGCTTTCTGTTGTATGCTCCTCTTGGTAGTAAAGGTGATGTCCATAATTGTGGTGTTTTTAATGTGCTTATCGCCATTTCAAGTGCTTTTACATTATTTGACCATCCCATCTGCTCGCATACACCTTTTAGCTTAGTTAATTGCTCTATAGCGTCATAATTTGTCATCGTTACACCCTTTCTTCTCAACTCTTCTGCGTTCTTCTCAACTCTTGTCAATCGTCTCGTTGTCCTTTAATATCTCGTTATTCCTCTGTGTCTTCTTATAGCACCATATACAGAGCTCGACTTCCTTTCTGCCGATGACTGCTGAGTACTTTCCGTACTCGTTGATTCGTTTGCCACATAGTTCGCATTTCATCGTTTCACCTCTACAACCTAATCCTTATTTCGTCACACTTTTCCAATGCCTTGTCCGACATCTGTGCTATGCTTTCAAATTTCTCTAACAACGTATCAAGGGCGTCAACTGTAGTATGCAAGAATGCGTTTTGAAGAGCTAACGATGTTCTTAAAACTTCAATGTCCTCTTTAGTTTGCTGATACTCTTCCTCTTCGCCTAGAATACACGACACCCTGCAGCCTAGAGTCTCGCAAATCTTTGTTAGTGGTGTGAGCTCAGGAAGTGTGTCACCTTTTTCGATGTGTATAAGGGTTGATCTAGAAATGCCCACCATCTTAGATAGCCTTTCTTGACTTATTTTACGTGCTTTTCGCCTTGCTTTTATTCGCTGACCAATTTTAACTTTGTTGTATTTCATCGTCTGCCACCTCTCTTATCTATCAGTGCCAGCATAACCAATGTTGCACAAATTACGATTGTTATTTTTAAAGCCATATTCTGTACTCCTTTTTCTGCCTTATCGTTTAAGGCTCTATTTTCCGTTTTAAGCGATTTTTATTTTTAGATGATAATTCTATCGCTTGATAGGTTATCCTCGCTCTGAGCGATTAAAACCTTACTCAAAGCGATATCGTATAACCTATATTTGATTGCTATATGCTTTTGAGATTCTTTAGAACCTCTTTTGCCATTTCGTGATGTCGTTTTTTGTCCTCTTCAGTCAGTGGCTTTTCTTTTGCCTCCGACTTCCCCTTTTTAGGCTCAGCCTTTCGTTTCTCCCACTCATCATTCCTAGCAAATGTAAGACATGCTGCGTAGTGATTTTTTCGTGTATGTTCCGTCAGCCATATACTCACCTTGTCGATTAATTGATCCACACGCATGTACTTTGATGTCAGCCTTGCGTACTCATCATCTGTCAGAAATACGTTAGAAAATTCACCAAATGGGTGTGTGTTTTCTCGTCGTCCCTCTCCCTTAATAGAGTTATTCATATACACACACTTATCTATTACATCTTCTTTACTTTCTTGATATTCTTTATATTCTTTAGATGTGGTTAGTTCGTGGGTTAGTTTATGGGTTAAGTCGTGGGTTAGTTCGTGGGTTAGCTGTTCACTGTCCATCGTCTGTACCTCACCATTTCCAACACTTTCAGCGATTGCATTGTGGGTTAGCTTGTGGGTTAGCT